GGGGGCCATTCTATTTCTAGGTGAGTTATGGCGAGTAAGATCGACTTAATTAGCAATGCGCTTATTCTGATCGGGGATACTCCGATTAACGCACTTACTGGTGGGACACGGCGCGAGACTGTTGCTAGTAAACTTTACGACAACATAGTCCAGAACGAGCTAACCAAGCATCGTTGGGGCTTTGCACGTAAGAAGGCACAGATATCTCGCTTGACGGAAACGCCAGTTGATCCTAACGGCTGGAGAAGCATCTACCAGCTACCCACTGACCTGCTGTTCTTGGTCACTGTTACCCCTGATTCCAACTATCAGATATACGGTGACAAGGTATACAGCAACTCTACCCAAGCCCTATACGCTGACTACATCTACAACGTACCCGAGGCTGATTGGCCTGTGTATTTTGCGAAGATGATCGAGTACGCATTGGCTATGGACTTCGCTGCAAGCATTAGAGACAGCTCTGCGGCTCGAGGTGAGATGGCATCAGCGTACGTTAATGCGTCCCGTATGGCGCGATTCACGGACTCTCAGCAGTATCCTACGGAGCAAATTAGAAGCAACCCATTCGTTAATGTGAGGTTCTAATGGCGTTTGATAACGAGACCCTTTCACACGTTGGCGGAAGCTCCCCGGCTCCACGTATCTACACGTATGAGACAGAAGAAGACCGAACCATTGTCTTAGGCGCTGGTTACTTTAACGAGGCGCACACCAAGTTCCAGGTCAAAGACCTAATCATCGTCAACAATAGCGTTGAGGTGTACACAGCGAAGGTCACTGCGGTCTCTAAGAACCTCGTTGTGGTTGAGAAGACATCATTCCTCGATCGTGAGTACGCTTATTACTACATAAGCCAAGATACAGCGCTGGCATTGAACGATGACGGAGTGACCTATACCAAAGTACCGAACATGATTGCGCCGCTTGTGCGCGATTTTACGATCACTGATGGCACGTTAAAGTATCACGGCGTTGGTGGCTTGTTTCACTTTGTTGGCTCTGTCGATATGTCGTCTCAGAAGAACGCAGACATTCACATTACGCTGTTTATCAATGGCGTTGCGTCTGGGCAGACGGTTGTGCGCTCGTTTACCTCTGCTAATAAACGTGGATCGACGACATCGAACGGTATTTTTCAGATCAACACCAATGATGAGTTTGAGGTCAGGATGAAAGGCGACGGGACTACTGGTTTGACCGTCGATATCTTTGGCATGAACCTCACATTCTTGGAAGTGTAGATGGCGAAGTCTCGATTCATTCAGAACAACTTTGTAAGTGGCGAGCTGTCACCTTTACTGCGTGGGCGAACCGATCTGCAGCAGTATTACCAAGCTTGCGAGACAGCAGAGAACGTAGTGATAGTTCCCCAGGGTGGCTTGCGTCGTCGTCCTGGCACTGAGTTTATCGGCGAGTGTGTCAAGGGTATTTCGAAGATGTCGCCCACGTACACGATGCCCAATGGCGGAACTACGTCGGTACTCAATGACGGTGACGACACTACAACGACATCGACGACTGCAGGGATTGGCACGACTAACCCGTATGTTGTGGCGAAAATGGACCTGATATCGGCACAGGCAATCAAGTTTATTGATGTCCGTCGTATTAGCTTGTCTAGCGGAACCAGCACACAGTTCAAGGTTCAGTATTCATCGGATGATGTGACGTATACCGATGCGGCTACTATCTCTCTGATTGGTACGAACCCACAGGACTTCAGGCTTACCGTCTCACAGACTGCTCGGTACTGGCGACTGGCACGTATTGGAGCGACTGACTTGGGCGCAGCTACGGTGACCCTTGCAGGGCTGTCGTTATATCAAGAGTCAGCGATTCTAAGCACACCAAGGCTTGTCGATTTCAGCGTTGAGGATGACCGGCACTACCTCATTGAGTTTACCCGCGACAACATCCGCATCTATCGAACACCGAATACTTTTGTGGTTGATATCAAGCCTATATATAGCGGATTGCCATCGGATCAAATAGAAAACATCCGCGTTGCTCAGATTGAAAACGTCATGCTCATTGTGGGCAACTTTGCGCCAATGCGATTGGTAAACTTAGGCGCCGATACAGACTGGGTAATCGACGAAATACCTTTCTCTAACGTGCCCCAGTTTGACTTTGACGACGATGATAGTCCTACGCCTGTCGATGACGTGCAGGTCATGACCTTGGGTGGCGTCAGTCTTGCAAAAGGTGACAGATTCCAAATCGACATTGAGTCAATTCAGTCAAAAAACATCACATTTGCCGGTGATAGTACGGCTGATGAGCAAGCTGCAACCGTATTCAATATCCAAAAGAATCTGCAGGACATGCCGGTTTACGGTGAGACGGGTGTAGCGGTAACAAGAACAAGCGCACTTACATACACAATCACAGTATCCGGTGAGTCTGCCAAGGATTTTGAATTGTACTCTGGCTATTTCACTGAAGGTGACGCCAGCAATACTGTTTCATTTACGAAAAGTGCGAACGGTTCACCAAGAAAGGAAGATGTCTGGTCGTCTACTCGCGGATGGCCTAATAGCGTCTGCTTTTATGAAGGCAGGTTAGTGTTTGGCGGTACTCAGTCAAAGCCTCAATCGATATTCTTTTCTAAAGCCGGTGACTTTTTTAACTTCGATACCGTAGATACAGACGATGACGACGGGATCTTTGCAACGATCTCAACACGCAAACTGAATGACGTTATCGATGTGTACCCTGGTAGAAACTTGCAGATATTTACCTCGGGTGCTGAGTTTGCTGTAACAAGTCGACCTGTAACACCGGCCAATGTACAGATTACGCCACAGACAGCGCATGGTGCGAGCAACATCGAGGCGCAAGATGTAGATGGATCAACCATATTTGTAGACCGACATGGCAAATCGCTTCTAAGCTTCCTGTATTCGTTTAACGAAGACGCATATACCACCGATGATAGGTCGGTATTGGCCTCGCATTTGATCAATCAGCCGGTCGATATGGCGCTCTTAGCAGGTACTGCGAGCGATGACGCTAACTGGCTGTTTATCGTAAACAGTGATGGCAATGCCACGATACTTAACACACTGAGAAGCCAGGACATTAACGGTTTCACTACGTGGAAAACTAATGGCGACATCAAAAGCGTCTGTGTTGTAGACGATGAGTTGTATATCTCAGTAGAACGCAGCATAAACTCTGTCACCCGCCTCTATATTGAGCGCTGGGACTTTAACTATATGCTCGATTGTTCTACTAAAGCGGCACGATCTGGATCAGATGTCACTGGGCTAGAGCATTTGAACGGCGAAGAAGTCAGTGTCTTAGTCGATACAGAGAATTACGTGCTGGATAAGCGCACTGTGTCGTCTAACAAGATTGTCTTAGATTCTAATGAAGAGTATTCCGGTGATTATGAGGTCGGCTTTGTGTTCGTTCCTGCGATCAAGCCTATGCCACTGAACACAAACATTGGATCAGGTGAAAATCAGATGCGCTTGAAGAAGATCATCCGCATGAATTTACGGGTATACGAGTCTTCTGGCGTACATATTGATGGGCTTCCTGTGCCTGTTCGGGCGTTTGGTCTTGCCGGTGACACGTCTCCATTAACTCCAGAACCAATCACCCCAAAGAGCGGAATCATAGAAGACATCTACGATATTAACGGCTGGGCTAGAGAGCCTATACCGACGATCACTTGCCCTGATCCTACGCCACTGCATCTGCAAATGATTGAATACGAAGTGGAGAGCAGCTGATGAACCTGGCACTTCAAGACGGAATCTATAAAGCGCAGGACCTATTACTGCAAATGCCCCAGGCTGATTGCGAAGTGGTACATCATTTCGCAGATGGATTGTACGCCAGGGAGCTACAGATTCCCGCAGGAGTCGCGTTAGTCGGAGCGCTACATAGGACTAACCATGTCTTTACTGTGTCTCAGGGCGAATGCTACGCGGTCACACACGAGGGTAAAGAGCACATTGTCGCGCCGTACACTGGGCAGACACATCCTGGTATGAAGAGAGTAATATACGCAGTAACGGATACTGTTTGGACAACTTATCACCCGACAAATGAGACGGATGTCGATAAGATTGC